CTACAAAAGAATCTCCAACATTTAATGCTACTGAAGTAGCAATTATTTCTTTAAGTTGACCACAACAAGATTGCACAAACCAAAAATCAGGACATGGATGATCTTCTTTACATACTCCACAGTCTCCTATAATCTCTGTAACTACAGTAATTGATTCTTCAGATATAGGTGCTCCAGTTTCCTCAGCCACAGACCAACATAATTCATTATTATCTACAAATGTATCTCCTACATTTAATCCAGGTAATGAGCCTGTTACATACTCTTGACCAGGAACACAGCATGATGATATAGTAAGATTCAGTGGGCAAGGATTAACAGATTGACAAGCCGCGCAAGATGTATAGATATCTATAAAGTTTCTAGTAAAGTTTGTTACATCAGTTGATGATGATATTACTTCCCAGCAGTTACCCTCATCATCTACATGGAAACTACCTACTGTTAATCCAGCTATGTTGACCAATTCTGTAATGAGTGGCTCACAGCAGTTTCTAATAATAAAGTTAGATTCTGATGTAATTACTGCACATGGTCTGTCTATATCCATAGTGTGAGATACAGTAACAAAAGGTTCTGATGTTGCTGGTGTAGCGCACTCTTCTGGACATTCAACATAAACATTATAGACCATGACAAGTTTTGTGTCATGTCTATCAAAATTAGAAGTTAATGTTGTATCAATTGAAAAACATGCTACTCCCTTACTATTAAACTCAAAAGTTGTTATTGGAACAAAGGTGAAACTTTGAAGGTTGTCATTACCAATTTCATTACAATTAAGGTAAAATACTCCAACTACAAGATTAACAATCCACCCCTGTTGTTGCCAAGCTTTTGCATTATTAAATGCTGCTGTTCCAGTTATAGTAATGACATCATCACTTACCAAATTAATTGGAATAGGTATAAAAGCACCTTGATCTAAAAGTTGAGGCTCATTCTCATTTAATTTATATTCATGAGCTGACCATAACTGACCGCCTACACCTGTAGGTGTTCCTCCATAATAGAAAACGTCTGACATTAGTACATCAGGTGAAAAACCAAAAGAATGTGCTACTATCTTAGTATATTCTGGTTTACACTGGTTAGGGTTTATGTATATCTGTGTGCTCATTAATAAGTCTTGCTTAATGTGAATATTTCTGAATAAATAGAATTCCCTGCATTATTAGTATTCCATTCAGCAGTTATAACAAGTGTGTTTGACACAGTAGTATCAAAAGTTGTGTTGTTAACTATACTAAAATTTACTCCCTCAAAGTTAAGACCTGAATTCTTAGTATATGCAAACAATCCTCCTGATGCTATAGAAGCTACAGTAGCTGCACCTATTTGTCTTACAGTAAAATCAACATCAAGTTTCCAATGCTTAGCAGTAGTAGCATTCATTGCCATTATTCCTGTGTCAGCTAATAATATTCCTGAAGCCGTTTTAATTCTGATATGCAAAGTAGCTGTACCTACACAAGATAAATGGCCTATTAGTACTCCTTTAAGACTATCACCTACTTGAAATCCATTTGCAGGAATAGTAAGAGTTCCTAACCCACCATCTAATAAACTACCTTCAGCAGCCGTAGCTGTCACAGGAGTACTTGAGTTAGTCTGCGTATACAGTCTGCTTAGATACCCATTAGGATTTAAAGAGTATCTATCAATATGGATGCTAGTACTCATTAATAAAGATATGAAATAAGGAACGTAGTACCTGTAGCATTATATGTTACAGACTGAACCAAATTATTAAATGTACCGCCATCAAAGTTAAGAGTTGTTCCTGCAGGAATTGATTTTCCATCAACTAATCCTGCTGCACTGCCTACATTAGCAATAGATACACTATATGCATAAGGAGTACTACCGCTATTTGTAACGGATAATACTGCGGGTATTCTTACTGCAGGTTGCATAAGCGCAAGAACAGCTGCAAGAGTTGTTTCAGTTGCCGCATTAACACTAGCCGCTGTAGAATTTACTTTAACTAATAGTTCCTGTTGACCAGTTACCATTGCCTCTGTATTACTAGGGCCGCCTGTTATGGCTACGTTTCTATTTGACATAATTTTTTATTTTATATTATTAATAAGCTGCAGATTTTTAAACGGTTCCAGGGTACTCTGAAAGACGTACTCTATTGATATATCCTTCATCTGTATCATCAGCTAATTCAAGTGTAAATATGATCCAATAATCTGTATTATTTACAAGAGGAAAAGTTGTAAAATCTGCAGTGACTACTGCATCAGTTGCCGAAGCAGTAGATGGACTAAAAATTGTACCGCTTTCACTAACCCTAGTAAAATCTCTAAAATTTCTTGAATATAAATTATTTACTGCTGGTAAAGTTTCTCCTGTTGCAATTAAAGTTGCACCTAGTAAATCAGCATCAGTATTTATATATACTCTAGGTGTAATAATACCTCCTGCATATCTTCTTTTTACTCCCCAAGATAATTCAAAAGTCGAATCAGGACCAACTGATGGAAAAAAGAGACCAAAAGTTATTGCTATAGTTTCGTCTGTAGTACCTGTAATTGGATCAGTATCTCCAGGTGCTGATATAATTACTTGAACTCCATCATTAGGAGGACCTGGAATTCCCTGTGGACCCTGTGGTCCCGTAGCTCCTTGTGCAGCAAGTAATGCCCAGTTTGCTGTATCTACTGAAGGGTCTGTAGGATCAGGTCCTACACCAGCTGGATTATAACAGAAATATGATGCGCCACTAAAAGACACAACATCATTTTCATTATAAACACTTGTATCCGACCAAATACTCTGCCAGCTTAATCCTGCTGGACCAACTGGTCCTGGAACACCTTGTGGTCCTGTCGAGCCTGTTGCGCCTGTAGCTCCTGTAGCACCTGTTGCTCCGTTAATACCTGGGACACCTTGAGATGCTAACAATGCCCAATTAAATGTGTCTACAGATGGGTCAGTTGTACCTGAAGTTGCGTTTACACAAAACCAAGAAGCTCCTCCAAAACTTACTGCGTCATCTAAATTATACGAATCTCCAGATACCCATACACCTTGCCAGTTTAACCCAGCAGGGCCTACAGGGCCAGATACTCCTTGAGGTCCAGTTGCTCCTGTTGGTCCTGTTGGTCCAAGTGGACCTTCTACTCCTGTAGGTCCTGTTAAACCAATTGGTCCAGCAATACCTGCAGGTCCTGGGTCACCTTGAATACCTTGTATACCTTGAATACCTTGAGGACCTACAGCTCCTTCAGAAGCTAATAGTGCCCAATTTGCAGTATCGGCAGCAGGATCAGTTGTACCTGATGTAGCATTAATACAAAAATATGAAGCACCGCTATAACCTACAGCATCGTCAGCTACATAAGAGGTTCCTGAAACCCAAGCTCCTTGCCACTCTAATCCTGCGGGACCTACTGCACCTGCTGCTCCTTGTATTCCTTCAACTCCTGGCACTCCTGGCGAACCTGCTGTTCCTGTAGGACCTTGGTTACCTTGAGGACCTGCTATACCTTGAGCTCCTTGTGGGCCTTGAGGACCTGTAGGACCAGTAGGTCCCATATTAATATTATCTCCTTCTATGGACTTTATAATTCCTAAATCATTCTTATAAGATAATTTTAAGGAATCTCTATCCCAAAAGATCTCTTGATTATTAGCTACTCTAGGATTTTTTATTTCGTAATTCATGATTAAGAATTTAGTAATTTTTTGATTTGACTGTATGTAAGATTATTATAATCTGTAGTATTGTAAGCAATGTCTCTAGTATCGTAGCAGTTTAAAATCTCTAAAGCTCTGCGTTGGTTTTTAAGATTATCTAAATCGTCACAGCATGTAAAATCGCCGTATTGTATTTTATTTAAATAACTTAAGACTTGCTTTGAAAACTCACATTGCTTTTCCCAAACTAGTTTATCAAAGCATGCTTGATTATCTTCATTAGTAGTAGTATAGTTTTCGGGTTGAAAACAAATATGTCCGCCGTTATCAAGACTTGGCCATATTAATAAACCTTCGCTATCTTGAAGCATAATTCCTAAAGGCTCTGCTCCTGGAGTATATGTTGAAAATATTTGATTATTGAATATATATAAAATAGAAGCAATAAAATATTGCCCTGTTCCTGATACAGTAAGTCCCGAATTATTTTGAAAATAACTGACAGGTTGTCCTACATAAAGATTTGTTAAATCCATATCTAGATATAACAAATAATAAGTATATGGAGTTAAATAAAGAGGAGGCGGACTAGTAACAGATTCCCAAGTTGTACACACGGGCGCTGGCGTACATGCGTAAGTAGTCATGAAAGAAAGTATGCCGTCTTCTAAAACAGATACAACTACCCATTCTGTTCCGCCATATTCTTCTGAATTTCCTGGGCAATCTAAATCTTCAGAGTTAGGTAAATATGCTATAACAACGTCATCTTCATCTACAATTACCCATTGAGAGTCTTGGTATTGCCAAGTAAATACGCCGTAATATGCATCAGTATATGTATAAGAACTATGGCCATTAATATCAGGTCCTTGAGTAGGAACTGCAGGACCTACACGAATTATAGTACCGCCAGTAGCTTCTGTAGCAGCTAATGTGTAAATAAATGATATGTCGCAGTTACATGCCATTATCCTAGTTTAACAACTTTAAAAATACCGCCTTGTAAATAAGCATCTGATGGTTTTGTAGAAGTACTGTAAATATCTATGATATCTCCTGCGTCTAAACTTACATGTACCATAGTAGTTAAATTAAATGCTAATGGTAAAAACTCAACAGTTGCTGCAGTAACTCCTTTAATACAATTACTATCTATTTGAATGCCGTTTAAATAAATATCTGCAAAAACACTATGATAATTAACTTCGTCAAATGTCATGACAATACTAGACATAAAAGTAATTTCATAATCAGCAGTGGGTGTTAATGCGGGCACTGTGTAACTAAAAGGACTTAAGCCCGTATATACAGGACTTTCTCCTGATGTATTAGCTCCGATTTCATCAGTAATATATTCTACTACTCCCCAATCACCGTTTACTCCATTTGTTCCATTAGTTCCATTAGTTCCTGCAGGTCCAGTAGGTCCTGGAGGGCCTGTAAGATTAGGGCTTACGTAAATGGTTCCATCAGTAAATAAATAAGTAAAAGTTCCATTACCATTAGAAGTAATTGAAACAATACCACGGCCATCAGTGCCACTTAAAAGAGTTATCTCTTTGCAATCTTTACATCCACACATTTTCTTTTATTTACAGTTACCTCCGCAGCCGCAACCACAGTTAGATAAAGTTTGACAATATTTAGTAGCAGCAGTTAAAATATTATCTGCTGTATCAAAATCTCCACATGCAAATGCAGACTGAATTCCGTAGATAAACATTTCCATTTGATCTACTTGTTCTTTAAGTTCTTGGACTTTAATTCTGTCACAAGCGTCAATTAGTCTTGTAACTAAAACATCTTTACAATTGCAAAGGTTACATAAGAATAATTGATGAATTTCTTCGTTCATATAGATATCGCTGTTGCCATATACTTTATAAACTATTTGGTAAATACCGTCAGGATTATTCCAAGTTTCTTCTAATAATGCTGTGAATGTTAAAGGAGTTGGATATCCAGGTTTACCTAAATAAACATTAGTAGTAGAGTTTTTTAAAATAAACTGAGCTGCTAAACTAACGCCTGTAAAAGTACGGGAGCTTAATGCTTGAGATACACTTACTGTGTAAGTGCCGCCGTTGTTACTTCCTGTTCCTGTAAGAAATGCTGTGATGACAGTATTTGGCGCAATGCCTAATCCTGTTAAAATTTGTCCTATGACAAATACGCCTGAAAGGTGTGTTACGTCTGTAAAAACTGTTCCTACTATAGTGCCAATGCCAGAAGCATTAGTAGCTGTATTATAACCAAAAGGAAAAGCTTCTACTGAAGCATATGTTATTGCACTTGCACTTAAGTTAGGACTTCCCCATCCCCCAGGATTAGCAAACAAATCATATGGATTAGTTTCTTCTATGAGAGTAACTTTGTTACACTTATTATTTAAGGTCAAAGATATTTTAGGGACTAATGCCATTTGAGGAGAGTTTTAACAAAAGTAATAAAAAAATATAGTAGCCTACCGCTAGACAGCAAATTTCGCGGCAGGCTACTGAGGGTTGGAGAATTACACCATATTAAAGTCTGCAGCAATCAATCCTAATGCTTGAACAAATGTTTCACCATTGTTAGCAGTAGCAGTGTCTAGCAAACCAAGTGGGCTTGTACTATCTAGGTTTAAGTAAACAATAACGTTTCCTTTTCCACCATCCATAGATACAAGACCTGAGATACTTTCTTCCCAATAAATATTCAATGCAGAGTAACGAGAACTTAATTCTGTGTTAGAACCAATACCAGGAATTTTAACAAACTGGTCACGAGCAACAGAAGGAGTAGCCAATTGTTGGTTTTCACCTTCAAAGCCGTAAGACATGTACTCATCCATTGCAACTTGTTGCCACATTCCGTTACCGTTGTAAGCTCCTACAAGGTGCGTTACAAGTGTACCAGTATTAGAGAAAGTTGCAGTAAAACGGTTTGCATAATAATCACGGAATTGATTTACATCAAATGGAGCAGCAATACCTGTAACTGTGATACCGAAATCAGCAGTAGAAGCTATTAATGCAGTAACACGACGTGTTGCAGCTACAAGGTAAGTCGCAGTTGCTCCTGTAAATGGAGAATCTAAAACTACAGAAAGACCTGTTAAACTTGTTACTTTGTAAACAGCGCTAGTAACACCTGTACCCTCAAGGCGAATATAATCACCTACTGCTACGTTACCTGGCAATGCATCTACAGTTACTGTACGAGAACCATTTACTGCTGCAAAAGTAGTAGTAATTGTAGGTTGTACACCTGCAGAATTAACTAATGCTTCAAATTTCAAGTAGTAATTAGCTGGCTCATCTTTGAAGTTTTGCCATCCGTTTCTAACTAACATAGAAGCTAATTCTGCTTGAGTACCTGTTGCATCAGTGCGAACTGGTCCAGCAAATAAACTCATTGGTTGAGAACGGTTAGCTGCATCATTATCACGCTTGCGAATTTTAATGAAGAAGTTTGTGTTGTTTGCTACAGGAAGAGCTCCTGTTGTTCCGTTAAAACCAATTGCAGTTACTTGTTGTACTTCATCTTTGTGACGAGCACTAGTAAACTTAACTTTACCTTTAGTCAATCGTGGAGATTTCATTAAAGATTTAGTAGTTCCGCGTCCTTGTGCTACAAAGAAGCCTTCACCGTCAGCAAGTGCGTTATATTCAGTAACACTCATACGACGCATTCCTGCATCTACAAGAACAATTGCTCCAGTAGGTAAATTAGTAGGAGTAATTACAGTACCAACTGCTGGTAAAGTAGAACTTGCTACTGTTTCGTCATTCAGTAAAACGCTGAATACGTTGTTTGCTTTTCTTAACATTTCTGTTTGTTTTTATAATTAATAATTTATTTTATTCGAGGTCCTTAAAGCCCTCTATTATTTGCATTTTTTGGTCTTTAGTTCGTTGCATCATTAAATCTGTTGCAATGTCTATTATTACTCTGTGTGTAGATTCTTGTAATTCACAATTGCTTTGGTTAGCAGGAGTGTTTCTATCTACTACGATGTCTATTGGATTTTTTACATATCGTATATGATAAGTAAGAATGCCAAAGGTGCCATCGGTGAATAATTCATGACGTTTAGCTGTTGCAGGAAGAGACGGGTTAATACCTGTCGTAGTCCTAGAAAAGTTAGAGCGCCATATTCTACAAGTACCATAAGACTTATAGAAAGGTCTTTTGTATTTACTCCAATTAAATCTTTGCATCTCGTTATGAGCTACAGTGATTATATAAGCGTAAATTGGCTCTTCGCCATTTGTGCCACATACTGTTTTATCTATGACACATTCTTCATAGATAGTGTACATGTGGTCACTCGGTAAATCAAAGAACTTCCCAGTTACATTGGAGTTAACTATAACTCCAGCTTGTGAAGCTGAGGGAGTTAAGGATGGAGCATCTTCAACTAATGCTCCAAATCCTTGGTCCCTAATTTCTGTTTCTTCGAATCCTTTCCCCTCACGGTTGTTATTCTCATCGAAGAATTTTTTGACATAAAACATTTGAGCTTCTGATAGAGCTGAGGACAATTCAAAGTCTTCATACCCAGGCGAACCATAACTAGCCGATCTGTCTAGTTTTAATTCGAGTTCATTAGCCATTTCGTTTGCAGTCATCTTTTATTATTTTTTTGCTAGTTCAATCTTAGCTTTTATTCTCATTTTTACTTCTTGGTTATCTGGGTTCATTAAGTAACCGATAACATCAGTTAAATCACCTAACTCAGAACCATTGTCAAGAGTATATCGTTTCTCTCCTTTACGAATAATCGCTCCTGCTTCTGTAGCTTCTTGTACAAAGATACGCTCTTGATATTGTGGATGATTAACAATCTCTAAGAAATAATTAGGATTACTATCCACAATGTTTAGTACTTCGTTTTTTAACCATTCGTCAGAGGCAGTTGCAGGAATTGTACGTCCTAAAGACTTAATAAAACCTATCGTAGCTTTGCGACTATTGGTTACTTCTGCAAACTTAATATAAGCATCTGCTCTTACGTTTGCTTCTTCAAGTTTCTTAGAAGTTACTTTGCTTTCATCTACAATCATAAACTCATAAGTTGCTTTAAGTACTCGCTCATCGTAAGACGGTGATACTAGCATCTTGTTAGAAAGTAGAATATGATACTTTAACATATCTAAAGAAAGATTAAGATTTAAGGTCGTTCCTTCTTTCGTAAGAATCACGCGCCCGCGTCTGTCTGTTCTCCAGAAATTAGTATCCTGTGGCAAAGTAGGATTTAAATTAATTCCTAACTCTTTTTCAAAGAACTCTTTTTGAGTCATCCCGTTTGGATGGCTCTCTTCATACTTTTGAATTAATACTCGACGTTGATCGTCTAATATTACTTTCACTCCTCCGCCACGCATCTCACTGTTAAGTGGAACTTGATAGCTTCGTTTTACTCTGTTTAGCAAGAACGGGTCTTTCGATTTGTCCTGTCCTTGTACTAATAAGTTACTCCATTTCCCTGATGATTCTACAGGCTTTACGCTAACAATTCTATCTTGTAAGAATGTACCGTAAACTTTTTTTGTTGCTGTTGCTGTCTCCATTTTTGCTGTCATTTATTTATTTTAAAAATGCCCCCCTAGAGTGATTAGCTCCAGGGGGATACATTTCTATAGTGATTATCTTTCTACTGAAAGACGTAGGTCAACTACTTTTGTTGGATCTTCGATCATCAATCCACCCCACTTCTGGAAGTGCACTTCATAACCGTCAACTCTTGAAGCAACCATTTTAGGCGAACCTTTTCCTGCAGGAGAGAACGGATCACGCATACCAGGGATATACGCCCAGTTGTAATCAGGAACTCCTTTAGGTTTAACACGGTAGATACCTGCATTATCTCCATAATCCAAAGCAAGGATACGGTGAGATTCTACGATACCTTTTCCATCAGGGTGACGTTGTGGGAAGTATACATCATCATCGAAGAAATCAAGGATCTCAACCATAATAACAACTCCGTTGTACCACTCGTACACATTCCATTGTGGCTCCATTAAACTCTTAGTGTTTTTACCACCTAAGTTTCCTGGATCTGTGCTGCCCATCAAGAACTTATCAGAGATAACGGTAAATTTACCTGTTCCTGATTTAGCTTGGATTTGCTTAGAGATTTCGATGGCACCAAATTCACCTGTTAACAAGTGGATAACTCGTTTTCCACGCTCAATCTTACCAACACCCATGTCTAACAATAATTCTAAATGCCAATCAAGGTCATAAGAGTTATAGTAGTGAACATTTGATGGAGCGATTTGCTCGAAGAAACCTGATCCTGATTCAACAGCATACTTGGTCTTGTCATCTTTATTTAAATATTTGTGGTCTGCAGTCCAGTTTTTCTTACCGTACATCAACATACGAGCAAACATTTCCTCACATTGGTGGTGTGCTACCAAATCCTGGTAGTTAATCCAAATAGACTCTTGTTGTCCTTTGTAAGCAAAACCGAATTCTAATGGTTCGTTTTTACCTTTGTTGATTGTGTTACCTGCTACTTCATATTCCATACGCAATGTAGACGGACGGTTTTCCATTCTCCAAGGAGATGAGAAGTAAGGCTTAGCACCTTGGTAAGAAAGTGTAGATGGCGATAAAGAGTAGAATTTAGACCAACGGCTACCAATAGTAAGTTCTTCTGAAGGAACTGTTTTGTTAGAGTTGTCAGTTACTAATTCAACCTCAACCTTGTAACGAGAACCTGCGTCCATAGATTTCTTAACCAATAAATGGTAATCATCTACTTCACCACGAAGTACGTTAGTTTCTTCGAACAATGGTTCGTCGAAGATTAAATAGAAACGCTCACCGTTTGCTCCTACGTTTGCTGGGAAAGTCCCTGCAGAGATAGTGCGTCCGTCAATTGTCTCAGCGTCAACTAGAGGCAAGTTTTTGTCATGTTGACCTTGCAACATCCAGTTATAGAAACCGTTTTCTTGTTCCACCTCTTTAACAGGGAAACGATCAACGAATTCACGTAATTTACCTTGAAGGTTAGTTTTGTAAATTTGTTTAATTACATTACTAATCAACTGTGGCTTTTGTTGGTACAAAGCATGGAAGTGGTTATCAGTAACCAAACCATTGTAATCTTTTGCCTCGTACCGTTGTAATGGGAGTAATTGAGCCATTTTTTGTTTTTGTTATTTGTTAGACGAATATTTATTTTTTAGTCGCTCTTTCAAGCAAACTTAGGATTCCTTCTGTTTTTTGAGAGGTTTCAACTGATGTGTTTCTACCTACTCCTCTTTGTTCTTCTGCTGCGATAACTTTATCTAGTTCGTTAATTGCTGCAGTCTTTGCAACACTTTTAATCTTACTAATGTCTGGTCTAAACTTACCTTCTTTATCTAAGTTAAATAAGCCTAAAGTATCGTAGTAATTAATAAGCATTTCAAACTCTACTGGGTTTCGTTGCTGCTTATACATTAAAGAATTAAATTCTTTTCCTGATTTAGGATCTTTATAAACAGGTGTAACTATGTTGCTTTTAAGTTTATCTTTTGATATTTTATTAAGATTCAACCCATCAATAAAATGATCTCTTGTGTCGATGTTATTTAATAGATTTTCAAAAGCTTTTGTTTGTTGGTCTATTTGAGCTTTAGTCTGTTGTTCTTTTTGATAGCGTGATTGGTCAACAATTTGTTGCGATTGTGATTTAAGTTCTGGAACTGCTTTTAATGCTTTTTCCTGAAGCTTACCAATTGCTAATGCATCATCAATTGCTTCTATTGCTTCTTGATCAGAAAAGTTTTTAGCTTTTAACTGTTCAAAGTAAATTTGCTTTTGCAAACTTTCATCAGAAACTATAGTCTGTTTATCTAGATTATCAAAGAACTCTAATCGTTGTGCCATTACAATAGCATAATCAGTTTCATCGAAGGCATCTTCGATTTCTAAAAATCTTTTCTTTTCAGGGGAAAGATTTCTTTTCCAATTATCTTCTGCGGCTCTAAAATTTGTCTGAACAGTTTTACTTACTAACTGTTTGATAGAATCAAGTGTTCCAGGCATTTCGTCGAGTTTCTCCATTTCCTCAACTGTTAATACTCCTGTGTTCACTAGCTCCTTCATCAAAGCTTTATAAACTGCTTCATTACGAGGCTCGTTAGCTCCGCTTGTTTGTGGTTTAGTAACCACTTTATTTTCTCTTGTAGTATCATCGTCTCCACTTTCCGATACTACAGGTTTAAACTCAAATTCATCTGACCCTTTGGTCACAATTGTCTCGGGCGAATCTTCAGCAGCAACTGCTGTATTTAATTCTTCTGGAGACATTATTTGAAGCCCTTCAAATAACTCTTCATTTTCTGTACTCATTTTGCTGTCGTTATTAGTTTACAATATTAAAATTATTTTTATAAATAGGTCTAATTTTATTTATAAGTATTACTATAATGCTATAGCTTTATCTATTAGCTTTATTTTTATTAACCTGAATTGTTTCTTTTGCTAGTTCTTCTTTGACTTTATTAGCTCGTTGAGTTTCTACTAGTTTAGCATCTGCAATTCTAATTTGCTCTTGCTTATAGTTTTCATCAACTTCTGTGCGACGTACATCTAAATAATCATCAATGCCATTTTTATCAGAGTCTATGCGTGCTTTTTGTAAGCCTTCCATATTAACTCTGTCATTGTCTAGTAAGAATCTATTAGTAGTGCCATCTTCTTTGAGACCTGCAATAGCCATGTTAGCTTGAATCTGCTCTCGCTTAACAGCTATCTCATCATCATGTTTCTTAACAGCAAACTCTCTAGCAGCTTGTGTTTCCTGTTGAACCATCTGAGCTTGTTGCTGTTGTTGTTCCATTTGCTTTTGTTGCATCTGCTCATTCTCTTCTTTAATTCTACGAGCAGAATCTTCTAGACGTCTAGCAATTTCTTGTACTGATTCAGATTGAGTAATGGCTATTAAGTCACTGATAGTAGCTTGGCCATTTTGAATAGCGGCTTGAGAAAGAGATCTCAAATCGTTATACAACTGCGTATCATTAGTAGAGTTAGAAACGTGTAGGTCATACTCTGAAGAAACAAACTCGTCGAATTTAGAAACAATTTGTTGCCCCATATCGTCCAACAAAAACTGTCCTTTCTTTGGGTTTTTCTTATATGAATACTTACAACATTCTAAGAACTTAGTAAGTACTCGTTTTCTAAAGTTAGCGTCAATAGCAAACCATTTTTCCGTAATATGTGATGTCTGAGATAGTTCTCGTTCTACATTGTTTACTGCATCTCTCTGTTCAATCTGTCCCTCGCGCGCGCCTGAGACACCTGCTAGTTTACCTAGAGTATTTTCAATGTCTACCATTAGATTAGTATACATGCCTATCTCGTTAGGGTCACCTATATTTACTTGTTGAGCAGTAAGCGTATTGAAAGAGCCTGCTGATTTTCCTTGTGCAGGTCCTTTTAAGATCTCGTTAGTTGGGTCTAACCATGCAAACTTATTTACTGTAACGTATCGCATCCATTCTTTAGGGTCCCAACCTGAAGGCACCAGTGCGGAGTTCAATGCTGTAAAAGATCCTTTATAAGTTGCGATAGCCAACTCACGTTTGTAATAAGCAATGTCATAAGAATATGTCATTGGCTTCATAATGTCCATTAAACTCTGTACTTTATAATCGTTGGTAGAATTAACTGAACCAACATATGGCGGAGTTCCTTTAGATTTATTAACTAGTGATTTGCTAGCATATGGTACAGGGCGCATAACTGTGTAAATATGGTCGGCAATTTTAGTCCCTTCCATCCATTCGTTTACCCAAATCCATTTGACTGTTTCTCCAAGATCTTTATTGATTTTGTAATCTTCAGGTACCCAATCTTTTTGTTCTTGTCCGTCTTCATCAAAATAAGTTAGTTCACCTATCTTACGACGAGAGCGCCAACATACTTTAAGTACTCGCACGTTACCATATGTATCAAATGCTCCTGAGAATGTTCTAGTACCCATCTCATTTGGATGGAAAATACTTAGAGCTCCTTGTTCTCCATAATAATCATATACTGATATATCACGGTTAAGTCCAATACCTCCGCCTCCTGAAGAAGCATCTGTTTTACCTCGCTCTAAGAAATCTATATCGTCTTCAGAAAGTTCTTCCCAATAGTCATCTACAACTTGTCCTACAGACTTATACCCATATTCTACTATAATGTCTGCGTCCTCAATATACATAGAGTTACCTCCCATTGTATATAAATTCATTGGATTAACTCTGCGCATAACAGGGTTCCCGCCAAGTACTCCACAGTACATAATTTCTTCACCGCCAACTAGTAAATCTTCAAATGTTCTTAAGAAAACAAAATCAAAGTCTCCTTCTTTGTATTCTTTCTTTAAGATTTTATTTGCTGTAATTTCTGCGACATCCTGGTATTGATATGTTTGGTAGTCCTGAAGCTGCTTTAAACGTTTTACTATTTCTTCTTCAGAGATACTATCTTTTTTAATAATATCGGTAAGCTCTTCTTTGATTTGATCCATAAGGGCTTCTTCTTTTCGAGAAACACCGTCAGTATCATTAGCTGATATATATGCTTTGAATTCTTTTTTTCTTTTAGAGTACTCTCCTAAGAGTAAATTAATCTTAGAGTTTTCTATTCCAATGTGCTGGAAGCTTGCTGGAAGAGATTCCAGGTCTAAGTTATCAGGGTTGATATATTTTTCGAAATCTTTTACGTTAATTATATTAGCGCGCAGATTGTAGTTAGATTTCTTATTCTTAAAGTTAGACCGTAGGTTTACATCAGAGGTAAGTAAATGCTCTGCAAAGTCTATATTCTTCTTGAACCAATTGTCATCTTTTTTACTATCAGGTAATTTTTGTCGAGGGAAACTGATATACCCTTGCATCTTTACGGGAGAGCTCATAGTAATAATTTATTTAAAACACAAATCTATGAATAAAAATTTGAATCTATAGTTCCTACAGGTTTCTTTTTTAATACACCCATGTTAGACCAATAGTCATGGTCCATAAAACCTTTTATCTGATTTATCTCTTTTACATTTTCTTTAAACATTGTAGAGTCTAACCACATTAACATACCTAACGCAGAGACCCTGTCAAAGTTGCCGTCAGGATTCCACATAACTAATTCTGTTATCATTGCAGGAGAATACAAAGTTTCATACACTCTTGTTTCAGATGCAATACTAATTTTTTCTTGTAGCCAAGACTTGATCATATTTCTTGCTTCAGCGTTAACAGACCCTGATGCGTTAATACCTTTAGAAGTATTAGTTCCTGTTTTATAAGTATCTGTAGAACGTAATTGATAAGGTGTATCTGCTAATAGATAAGTGCATTTATGTTGATCAAAATAATTGTAAAGTCCAATAAGGTTTTTCTCGTACATTCCAATAGCATTGTAGTATAATAGTAGTTTGCGGCAAATCTCATAGAAGTCCTTTGCTTCTCCCCCTCTTCCCGTGTATTCTGCGACTATTTGTCGAGTGTATCTATTCATTACAACTATACATGGAAGAGAATCAGTAGTAGACTTATCTTTATCTACGACGTCAATTCCTGCTATGTAGGTTCCGCGTTGAATAACTCCTTCTGGGTTTTTCTGTGGCTTGACCCATAGTTCTATACAGCCTTGTTTATTATCGTTGCGGTTAAGTGGAAACTTTCTAATAGGTTCTATATCCTGTTGAGTGTAGAACTCAGGTTCATTTTTTTCATCAAAACTAATGTGACCTTTAAAGCTAGCCTCGAGATACTTTCTAAACTTTCCTCCCTCGACTTCTGCAAGTTGTTCCTTAAGTTGTAGTGTAGGAAAGAATGCACCTTCTAAGACTAAGAATGCTTCAGACGGTACCATCGGTCCGTTAATAATCTCAGTTTGGTAAACTGTATGGTCAGGAGATTTCTTTGCTATTTGTCTCTTGTTCTCAATAAACATATTAGCCAATTCTAAGTCAGTGTCCTTGTTAGGACCTTTCTTAAATTCGTTCATTGTTAAAGAGTACGGCACAAAGTATCCTATCTTCCCACGGTGCTCAAATACATCTTCGAATTCTACACAGTTATAATCTTGTGGGTTTCTAAAGATACTCTCGGCGTATAATGCCGCTCGACCTGATACGAGACCCCCTGTACCTAGCGCCCATATGACAAGGTTCTTCTTTGCTTTAGATGCTTGAATCGCTTCAATGGCTCCCCAAGATTCCTTTATATTATACATGAAACCTATCTCATCTAATGCTACTAAGTTAGCACGTGTACCGTTGGCTGCTAGTGGGTTGTCCTTGAAGGTTCTGTGGTATAGTTTAGATTTAGATAAGTTTGATATGATGTGTTTGTTAGGCTGCATAGACCCCGAGAAGTTCACTGCTAATGGTGCAGGGTATTCTTCATCTCCCATTGTGAATGCTCCAGGTAGTAGCTCAAATGCACCTTTAACTTTGTCTATTAAGGGTATCGTATACTTAGTATCAATCGCTCCAACTATACTCTCAGATGAGGTATACTGTTTAAGCTTGCGTCTTTCTAAGTAATCATCGTAGTCTGTGGCGCCGTCAAATAAAAAGTTATGGGCAACTATCGCAGATGTAGAGTAACTCTTACCTGACCCTCGGGCCTGAATTGACATAAAGTGTTTGGAAGAGTTTTTATACATCGGCTTGCCGAGATCTTTGCCGTGATTCTTTCGTAGATATTCTCTTGCAGAAACATATTGCATAGACTCAGCTTCTGCTTGTGTTATTCTTTTAAGTTTGATACTTAATTCTTTTTCGGGTCCATACTTTCTATCGCAAGTTGTTTTCTTGTCATTAGTAAATCCCGAAAATCCACGACACTCTTCATAGATTAAAAACAACTCCCAATCAATATCTCGCAAGAACGGCAATCCAAAAGCTTGTGCTACTGATGTGTCATCTTCAAACTGAATGTTATGAAAGTTGATATAGTAATAAAGCGGGCCTGGCATCCACTTACCAGATGACCAGTAACCCTCAATGCACTTACGTTTCTCTTCTTTCCAAAAAGACACACGCTCGTAGTACTCTAATTCAGGATGGTAATTAGGTATTTCTTGTAATCTAAAATTAGAGTTATTTACTATCATTTGTTTACTTTAACTGCTACCCATTTATTTTTAGGACAAGAAGCTGCCATAGCTCTAGTTTTTAATTCTATCTTACATCCACAAGCTCCGCAACAATTCCCACCTACAGTAATGCAGTCTTTGTTTAAGAAAGGACACACTGCACAAACAGCTTTTCTTTCTATAGCTATTTCTTCAATAACTTTATTTTTAATTAAAGTATTTCCTACTCCTTCTAGGATTAACTTTCTATTTTCCCATATGTTTTTTAAGTTGCTCATATTTCTCCTGAATCTGATAATGAAGAAATACTCTTGCCTTTTTTGGTAGTGCGTTCTTCCTCGTAGTCTTTCTTAATCTTTTTATAGTCTTCAAACATTTTAGGTGTGTTAGCTAACATCTTATCGATTTTTACTAACTCATCAGTGTCTGAGTTTAATATAGCCTGTCGGTATAAATCTTTAATAGAGTTATCTCTCATAACCATAATCTCATTCCAGTTGATAAGAGCTCTCTCTGCATCTGAAAGTACTAAATTTTTAAATGCATCGATGATATCTCTAATACTTTCCCATTTAAATTTAGGGTTCTTTATAAAGTCTTTGGCAAGTACTTCGAGTTTGTTTGGGTAATTAAAGAACTTAGAGTCGGGACTATATGCATAAAAAACAGCCCAAAGAATCTTTGAGCTATCTTGTTTGTCTTTTGATTTATCATCTGAGTAATATTTACTAAACTGTTCTAGTATTAGTAATTCCTTATTTACATCCCAAAAGTTATTATCGTGCAGCGACTTCATCTCTTATCCTTTTAATTTTTTCCCATAGTTCTTCAAAAGAAATATGAGCAATAAACTTATGTCCTTCTGAATATACAAACGTTCTATTATTTTCAGGTGTTCGTTGTATTGCTGTGATAGCATAGAAGGTTGTTTGGCCTTCGTCAGTTGTCAGTGTTATGTTCATCTTTTTTATTTTTTAAACAGTAATTAGCATGTCGTATTTTTCTCTGGTTTGGTATAAACTTTCCTAAGTGATCAATGTGTATAACAAGAAACTTTTCAGGGTCATAAAAATTGTTAATCTTTTTATCTTGATTAGAAATTACTTCAGCAATCTTAGAACCTAATAGGTGAAATATTTCTTCTGCTTGTGAAATAGTTATACCGTGGCGCTTAGCAGTCTGCTCTAGAATTTCTCTCTGCTTATTCATTAGGCATATCAATCGAAATATCAAAGTCTTCTTCTTCCATTACAGCTACTTTAGATGCGTCAATGTCTTTGCTAGCATTAACTGCAGCTTTGGCATGTTCCATAATTATATCATGGGCCTTGTTTAGCTCTTCAGTAATAACTTTTGTGTCTTCTACGTGTTTTTCTATTATCTGCTCATCTAACTCTTCGGTAAAAGTCTTAGGCTTAGGAGGAGTAATAGTATTGACAAAGTTAACTTCTATCCTGAATCCTTCTTCGTCAGGATTAAATAATAACTCTTGGTGAATAGCATTGTTTTCACTTAGCAAAGGTTTAGAGAAAAGTAACTTCTTCTTAAGTCTAGAAATAATAACGTTAAACTGTTTTTCTTCTATAGCTAACTCCTCTCTGATTTCTTTACGCATATCAGTAGATAGAATAAACTTGCCTCTCTTATCCTGTGGCAGTGCTGCGTACTCATTATCTAATCGGATTAACTCTGCCAATACATCTCTCTCTTGTGGAGTAATGTTTAACATGAAGTTCATAAAAGCCAGAATCTGCCGATAGATTTTTGTTTTGTTAGTAGGCAGACTAATGATCTTTTTTTGTTTCATCGATAATTGTTTTTTGTAATAGTTTATCTGAAGCTAACATCTTACCTACTTCATACCAAGTTGTAAGCGCTCCTTGCGTTAGTGCGCCAATTACATCTACGATAACAAGATACTCCATGTTCTTAGCGTCTACGTTAGACGGTCTTTCATATTTAAATTGCTGTAAAGTTTTCTCACCGTACCCTGCTTCTTTGACTATAATGTCTACTACCCATCCCTTAAAATCTTCTTCTTCTATAGGATAAGAGCTATACTTAAATTGCAACCCATGGGCCATGCTCTTGTCAGTTGCATTAATAAAACTTGCTGCTAAGATTTCTTTAGCAATCTTTAATTTCTCCGTTGTCCCCATTTTTGTTTATAATATTAATTTCTAAAATAAAGAGATCTGTGGCTGCTAGAAAATAATTAGTTTCTAGAATCTTATTGTGCTGTCGGCAATAAGTTTCATACTGTTCTAGCAGCCGTTGCTCCCTGTTAAATAATTTCTCTAACCTGTCTGAAAAAAACTCTCCAATTTTCACCTCAGTAGCCTATAAAGAAAAAATCTCCATGTTGAGTCTGTATCTTCCTCTTGTTTCGGCAGTGCGTATTAAGTCTCTTTCTTTAAGAGAAGCAATATGCTTGTCAAGTGTAGGAGGCGATATGCCCATCTTATTCATTATTGTAATTTTATTTTGCTTATCTGCGTACCATAGGTTCCGTTCAAAGTCTAGTTGTCTTAAAATATAAAACAACACATGAAACGTCCTATCGTTAGACTTTAGTAATACGCTTTCGTTAGTGTCTAAATACACTGCTACCATCTTTCTGTTCTTATTGTGAGTTGCTCTATACATGCAAATATACATATTTGATAGTACAAATATCATAATAATAATGATACTATCCAAATTTGATAGTCGAAATATAAAAGTTTGATAGAAGAAGAAATAGTAGGTGTATCTACTAGGAAATGTGAATAATAATAGTTATGAGACGTACTATCACTTCCATGGTAGTCGTACTATCATTGCGTGTTATGTTATTACTATCACTCTAATGATAGTAATAGCCATACGGGAGTGGTAGTAAAATCTTGTAACTTGCTTATATAAAGCACATTAACTTTTTTAAATTACTACATAGATAACCTATGAAATAGGTATATGCGTATCTAACCCTTGGTATCATTGGTTTGTAGGAATTTTTTTATATATTTTTTTTCAGAATTCTTTCAGATGTGACTGTCGTGGTTACCACCTAAAACAATCACCCCTACTAAAGTTGGGCGCGGGGAAAATCCCCCCGTCATTACACATTCCCTAATACCTAGAACCCATGGCTCTTAACCGTTCCCTCATTTCAGACCAGATTAAAATCTACGGTCAGAAACTCTACGTCGAAATCGCTAACCTCGGCACGCTTGCGCCAGACGAGTACACGCTGATGCCTGACGCTCGTTCAATCGACTGCGGCGACGGGCTCTTTGCCTCTATCCGTCAAGCGACTATCGACGCAGGCTTCGACGCTGACTACGTATTCACCGTTGGCGAATTCGAAGCACAGCGCGATGCCGACGGTACACGCGAAGACGGTACGACATGGACCGTTGCCAAAGGCAAGCGCGTCCTTATGGCGTACTAACCCATTGGAGCACCACGCAAGTGGTGTTCCTTTGACGCAGTAACCCTGAATAGCGTTCTAATCCTTGCATAAAGAAGGCGTGACCACGGCGAGAGTGTGGTATTCTTTACCCTTAACACCCTAATACTGAGTACTATGGAAACATATGTGATTCTTTCTGGTGTGGTTACTAATCTCAATTGGTTAGTTAACCCTAATGCCTAAGGCATTGATAAGTCATACTCTTTTATATTAAAGGGTATGGCTTAATTTAATTAATGTATTCAACTCGGTGGCCGATTTATCTCTCGGAGTTGATACATTAATAATACTCTCATCCAATTGCAGGATAAGATTGCCATATAAACCCTTCATTAAGTAAGGTAACTTCATCGCCTTCGGGATTGGGAGTAAGCAATATAGTTAAGGGTTGCAACCTTATGAGAGTACGAAAGGACGTGATATTCGTCGTATACCTGAGCATGTAGATAAACTGCTCATTCATTAATGTTGTAATAGCAAACTTAAATAACTTGCGAAAACTATTGTATGCTCATATCGTGAGACCCGAAGGGCACAAAACATATGCTGACACTTAGAGTACAATAGAATTACAACATTATTAATTCTCTCATCCAAGCAGGTCTATAGTGTCTAACCATTTGGAAACACATTATATTGCAAGGATTGCAACCTTGTGAGAGAGCCATTTATAAGATAAGTTGGGAAGGGTACTTAGTGACCCATAAGAGCCAGGCTGACCGAAGGGAGAGCTACAATGATAAACAACGGCTGTATGATCCCAACTTATCTTTTGCTAATGCACCATTTCTACTTCCCAAGGGTAGACAGTTATAATTCTTGAATGACAAGGAATTACGATATAGTTATCGTATGGACAAAGCCTATAACTGAGTGCAGAGGGATTTTATTATTTACCTAAAACTTAAAGCCATGAACCAAGAAAAACTATCAAACATTGTTGTAGACACAAGAGATTTAAAATCGTTTTGCCATAAACTATCTAGACTTGCTGAGAATGATACAGCAACTGATAGTTTTAAATTCACACAGAA